TCTTCGACATCGGCACGAACAAATTTGTAGGGATGCGCTCGTTCACCGAGCTCAAGTCCGCGATGGATTATGCGCGGGAGTGTCTCAAATGAACAAGCCAAAGATGGTGAAGAAAGTTTCCTATGCGTTATACGACAAGGCGACACTCGACGGTCTGATCGAAAGATTGATTGAAACCTTCGAACGCACGAAGGCCGCGCAACGTGTCGCCGCATTGCAACTGGTGGATTTCTTACAACACAACGAGGGAGGTGTGGAATGACGTGCTCAATTTGTCACAAGCCTTTACCGAAAGGCGATGCCGGCCGGAACGCATATCCGGTGAACGATGGATATTGCTGCCGTGAATGCAACGAGAGAGTAGTGGTCCCAGCCCGGATGAAAGTTGCCAAAGAATGGGACAACCCCAAGGGAGGTGTGCAATGACCCGTCTCTATTTGAAGCAGCAAGGCGACAAGGTACTTTACTCAATCGACATCGACGGATGTTCGATCTGCCACAATCGCATGAGCGAATGCACCTGTGAGTTCGACCGGGAGATGCGTGGCGAGCCGGCGGCTCCGCAGCAACCAGCAGAAACGGTGTACGACTACTTTCTTGAAAAGCTTGAATGGATGCCGGCGGATGAGACTCTCAAGGCACTTTTTCTCTCCTCGCCATGCGGGCAGGATTGCAAGCGGGCCATCGATGCCGCCGTCGCGATGATCGCTGTGTGCGACAAAGCGGTGCGCGAGGAGATTGCTTTCTGCGCATACCAGTCCGTAGAAATTTTTTGGCACGGGTAGTTTGACACCAACGAAACGCTTTGCTAATTTCAAAAGGAGAACAAATTTTATGACGATGATCGATGCAGACGGCACACCGTGGTCCGACGAAGAAGAGCGGGCCTATCAAGAGCATATTAATCGCGAGGGAGACGGAGCAGTGAACGAGCACCCGGAAGGATGTTTCTTCTGCGGATCGACCGCACATCATTCGAATGATTGTCAGGATCGATAAGGCAAATCACGGAGAGAACATGTCGCGCACGGTGCATTTTCCGATTCCAGTGGAAAAGAAAAATTATTGGGAACTCTATCCCGCGTGCGGCAAGTCGTTGGGTGAGCACGATACATTCGACTGGTCGCCCCTCGAAGTAACTTGCGAGTCGTGCAAGCGGGACTCGCGTTTCATTACTGCACTGAAAATTTTGTCGGCAGGGCAAGGTGAGAACTGATGCGATATTGCGAGGAGTGCGGTGAAGCCATCCGCGAGCCCGGACAAAGGTGTTGGGAGACGGGCGGGCAATGTTTCTCTTACGAGACGCAGTCCGCTCCCGGAGCCCGTGGGAAAGTGGTGAGCTACAAAGGGCATAAGTACCGAATGCTCTGGAAGGGAAAAACCAAATTCGGCGAGCGGGCGCATCTGCAGTTTCTGAACGGAGAAAAGGATTTTTGGTGCAAAGCTTCAGAAGTGAGTTGATCTCTCCCGCGCCGGTTCTCTCCCGGTAAGAAGAGCGTGTGGGCGCTAACCCACCAGCCGCAGTACGCAAGCTGCGGCGAGTTTTTACGATGTCGCAACCTGTGCCGGTACGACTCACCGGAAGAGCCACAGGGGTAACGCGGAGCCGGCAATTTCCCAGTAGCCTAATGGTGAAAAGGGAGGTTCCTCCGCAAGACTGGACCGGGGCAGCCCGGAGAGACGGGCAGAAAATTCTTATGCCAATGAACGCCTCTCAGATGGGCCGGAAGGGTGGAGCATCCCGCTCACCGGCAAAGCTTGCGGCGGCTCGGAAGAACCTCTCGCACGGTCGCTCGATGCGCAAACGTAAATACCCACCGTGCAAGAAGCCTTCGACGCGGCACCGCTTTTACAAAGGCAAGTGTATGCACTGCGGAATCAAAGAGATCCGAGCGGAGAAGGTGAAATGACGAAGTACGAAGCCAAACTCTGGCACGTTGGTAGCTGGGAAGCTATCACCAACAAAATAAAGCGCATTCTAGATTATCTCGAAGACGAGCAGCTAGAAGGTGCGGATATTGTCCGCGATGTACTGGAAGCCTTTCGGCGTCCGAACATCGCGCACTATGTCAACGAATCCGAAAGACGGAATGGCACGGGACAACACCAGAATGGTCCCTGGCCCATTCGAGAGTTCCGGTGATCCCTGACCATCACCTCTCCCCTATCGCCTTCTGCTAGGTCACAGGAAGGGCCTTTAAACCCCATCCTACGCAAGCTTCCAACGAAGCCAGGACAATGCCAGGATTCCGGTGCCCATGAGGAATAGCGCGGAGGGTTCTGGCGTGTGCGCGAGCCGAGTGGTGATGGTCGAATCGCTCGAAAAATTCCCGTGCGCGTCTTTGAGTAACACCGTGGCCCCGCTGGGCATGACCGCGTTCAGAAACGTGGAGCCGCCCATTTTGCTGATCGTGCCGGAAGTAAAGGCGCCTTTGAAAAGCACCGCTCCCGTGGTCGAGCGGATATCCAAATCCCCACCGTTGAAGCAGAGCATCGTGCCGCACTTCGTCAAAGTTCCGGTGACGATATCGACGCTCCCTAATTGCCCCTGCATGATTTTTCCCGTCGTCTCATCGTTCACCTCGATCAGATTATCCAAAACCGCCCAGGTGGAGCCGGCAGACAATTTACCGGATATGCGAGCGGTGCCATTCGAGAGCGATCCGGCGCCGGAGTAATCGATGGTGTCTGCGAACACTGGAATCGCGAAGGCGATGAGAGCGATCAGGATCATTTTTCGCATGGCAAAATTTTATCAGCGGGCGCAAGTTTCCTCTTGACGTGGTTAAATGACTGGGTGCAGAATTCACCAATATGAATCACGGGCTCCCAGTTAAACGCCGACGAATTGCACGCACCACTTTCTCTTGGCCAGATGGGTTACATGAGCAAGCGGTGCGGCTCGCCAAGGAAGAAAACCGCTCGCTTGGAAACATGATTGAAACCTTGATCAAGGAAGCTTTAGTTCGACGCAACGGAAAGCGACCACCGAAATGAGCTATTGGGAAGACATGGCGCGAGCCAGAGCGGAAGCTAGACTTCTCGGACTTGATGTCAACACCGGCAAACTGATTGCGAACCGGGAATATTGCACCGTTTGTGGACGGCCGGCTGAGTACGTTTGCTCTATCTGCCACGAACGATTCTGTGGACTCAATGGATGCTGGCACATCGGTGAATCCGGTCATCATCCCTGCGAACATCGTCCGCTAACGGTGACCCCATGAGCTGGTATCGTGTGCCAGAACAAGACAAACGCATCCGCAACGGTGACGATTTTGCTGGGGATGCATGGCGCAATTACGACACTGGGGAAATTCATTACGTGGTCCCTGGTGTTCGTTTCGAAGAAGATGCCGGTGAGGATGCGGGCAGTTGGGAAGAGTACCAGCACATAAAACGGGAATGGCAAAAGCGATGAACTGTATCACTAGGCAGCACCGTGATTACCTCGAATGGATCTCCCGGCAAAAACGATGCCCGTTCTGCAACGAGTGGAAGCGATCAGACCCACCCTTCTGCCGGTGCGACCGAGCCTTCCTCGAGATGAAAAATTTTGCCATGAAGAAACACGAAGAGTGGGTCGCAGAAACTCGCCGGCTCACCGGATTGTCTGGGCCGCCGGCATCGGAGAAGGTGCAATGACGCCTGAAGAGATCCGCAGCATGTTTCTCACTCGCCTTCACAACGAGGTTCAAGATGCTGATGACTTTGGCTTCCTATTCGCGGAAATTCTCACCGAAGCCACCGCTCAGCTCGCGGTAGGCAATGAGAGACTGCAGGAGATTGTTCGAGAGATCCGCGAAGCCAAGGGCGAACTGCAGGATTTGAAAATGGAAGCCGGTGCGCTGAACGACAAGTTTTCCGATTTTTTTCAGGCAGTCGGATCAGATTAGAATTCCGGAGGCCACATTCCGTTTAGCGCGGATTGTGGCTGAAAACTTGGTCCACCCGTGGCCCCGGATTTGATCGAAGGTGCGTTCCCCTTGCCCGGTTAACAGCACCTTTTTTTAGCGAGAGAGAGGGTTTCCCTTTGAAGAAACACCCCTGGTCCAGAAGGAGTTTTCCGAAATGAAAAAACATCCCTGGTTTCCGTTTCTTATAGCAGACTACGAGCACGACACGCAAGATCTCACCCTCGCTGAGCACGGCGCTTACCTGAAATTATTGTTGTTTTATTACTCGCGTCGAGAGCCTCTGCCCGATGATTTGACGCGGCTTTTGCGCGTATGCGCGGCTCGCGGAAGGTACGAGATTGCTGCGGTGAAAAAGATCGCTCAGCGATTTTTTCTGCCCAAGGACGGACGCCTCTACAACAAAATGGCGGATACTCAGCTTTGTCACCAAAATGAAATAAGTCTAATAAAATCAACAAACGCTCGAAGCATCCGTTCACACAACCACAATCACAGTAATACTAAAGAGAGTGGTAAGAGTAGTGGTAGTACTCACCACAGTGCTGCGAACACAGCGCGGCAAACCTCTCTCTCTCTCTTCTCACAGAATGGAAATTCCAATGGACAAGATGCGTTTGTTAGCCGGGAACCGCAACGGAAGCTCTCTCGTCGCGAAGAGCGGTGGATCAATAACCTCACCAATGCGGCCCGCGCCTGCGAAGGTGTGGATTGGGATGCTCATGCGAATGGCTCAAGAAGAAAACACTGATCTGAACCAAGCCGATATCGAGTGGTGGATCGCGAAGACTCATGGCTACAGCGAACAGGAGATTGCCCAAGCTCTCCTCGATCACCGTGGTGCATGGCTTCCGAAAACCAATGAAATTCTGGATGCGATGGATCTTGATCGAGAGCGGCGTGCGGAAGAGCGACGTGCGAGGCGCGAGGCCGAGGAAGAAGCTCGCGAACGAAAACGCAGAGCGGAGTGGCTGAAGACTCACCCTAGCTTGCCCCAGGCTGAGTGGCCGAAAGAGGAATTGAGAAGCCTCGCGATCAAGATGAATCTGGCGAGGGAGATGCACAACGGGCGCACCAGAATCACCACCACACCAGCGGTGCCGGTGTTCGAAGGACCAGAAGGAGCTGACTAAATGAAATTTGTTTTACTTGCTATCATCCTGCCGGCCGCCGGCTGTATGCCGCTGGGCACGCATCTCGGCGCACACTACCAATACTTCGAACGGCACGGTCAGGACTTTGTTTCCTGCACTGTGGTCGCCCGAGCGGATCGACCGCAGCTTGCCACGGACGCTTTAAAGATCTGCCAGGATGCGTTAAGCGAGCCGGCGCCGGAGCCGCACAAATGAGCCGAGCCGAGCAATACCTTGATGCCGAATTTCGCCTCGTTGATGAGCTAGAGAAGGCGCGGAACCTCGTCCGCGTTCAGACTCGATGCGGCATTCATCAGGCCGAATTGATCCGCGAGGCCGGCGAGTTGTTGGGTAACTGCCATTGCCAGGATGGGTTGAAACTAGATGACTGGCTGAGTCGTGCGGGAGTGGAGAAAAATAAATGAGCCAAGCCAAGCCATTCAAACTTGCATCGGGCCGAGCGGGAATTCTTATCGAGAGTGATCGACTAGAGGAATGGGAACCTATTCAAGAAGAAGTCGAGGATGTGCTGCGAAAGCATTTTCCTAAGCCAGTCGAGGGGATAATTTTTTTGACCTTTTTGGTCGAACACTTGAAAGATCAGTACGGCATAGTGGATCTAAATATCCATCAGCTTGAGGAGGATCATCCCGCATGAACTCCCGTCAGGAAAGAGCACTCAAGAATCATTGCCGGCTGGGCGCGGAGTGTATCAATGCCGAGTTCACCTATCTCGTCTCCGGTTGCTCAATCGTGCTTACAGTCAATTCCGGCTATGAGTGAATTGAGGATGGCTATGGCGGGCCGGTCTGGCACGCATCGGCGGCAAACCCAAAACTGCGGCGGCATGAGCTAAGAAATCGCGCCTTGAACGCTCTCGAAGGAGTAGGCAGTCGTCTATTTGGCGAGTATGAAAACTGGACCGGCAAAGCCTACCATGTGCGCCGTCGTCTAAGTGTGGAGGAAGAAGCCATCATCGGACCAGCGGTCGATGTGCGCGGGACCAGGGAAGCTCTCTGTCGAGTGGAGATGTTACTGGCGAAGTCTCCGTTTTTGGATCGCAAAGCAGTGTTTGAAGAGGCTGGACTGGAGGTTATACCGTTACCATGATCTGGGACTGGTCGTTATCGGATGGAAGCTTTGTGCGGATCGAAAGTCCGATGAGAGTTTCGGATGAAGATTTTGCGGACATAGAAGAATTCGTTACCCTATGGATGGGCCTAATCAAGAGAAATGTTCGCGACACACATGAGACTAATTCGAGTATTTCCGAGAAGGACAAAAGCGACACCCGATGATGAGCTCGCTCGTTTCGGGCCGCCCGGTTTATTTGACGAGGCGGATGAAGTACATGTCTCCGTGGCCTTTACTTGGGATAAGACCTATGCAGAATTTCTCGGTGAACAGTGGCGAAGAGTAACTACTGATGTGAAGGTTGGAGGAGTTGCTTATGGGAATCCTGGCAGAGAGTTCGTGCCCGGAAGATACATCAAGCACGGGTATACCTTTACTTCTCGCGGCTGTCCGAGACGTTGCTGGTTCTGTAGCGTATGGAAACGTGATCCGGTTCCGCGCCTGCTCCCGATTCAAGACGGCTGGAATATTCTCGATGACAATCTACTGGCGTGTCCTGAGCACCACGTGCGTAGTGTATTTGAAATGCTCCAAAGACAGTCCCGGCAAATTGAGTTTACTGGCGGGTTGGAAGCACTCGCGTTACAGGATTATCACGTCGATCTATTGGCCTCGCTAAAGCCACGACCGCGAATGTTCTTCGCCTATGACCCCGGAGATAAGTTCGAGACACTAGTCTCGGCTGCCACGCGCTTGCTTTCCGCCGGCTTTACTTCCCGCTCACATCATCTGCGATGCTACGTGCTCATCGGTTACCCACGGGACACATTCGATCTCGCGACCAAACGACTGACCGATATTTTGTCTCTGGGATTCACCCCAATGGCCATGCTCTGGCGGCCGGAGACTCCCTCCGCGATGCGCTGGGCGCCCCCAGCGCAGTGGAAACGCTTTCAAAAATTTTGGACACGACCGGCCTATATCCACGCGGGAGTGCGGCCATGAAACACTTCAAGCGCGATTCAACTTGGCACATGGTCTTACCTGGACTGTATGTCGATCCACATGGTTATGGACATGTATTTCCTGACGAAGTAATCGCTGAACTACAAACGCGATATCCAGGGATTAGATGGAATCTCGATGAAGACATAAATGTGTTCCTCGATGCTCTCAAAGAGGCTTATGCCGCAGTGAGGCCAGGATACAAGATCGAATTCGCCATGCATGAAAGAGAGAAGCATTGAAATGGTTGTGGCTAATTGTCGTGATCTGGATGCTACTGTTATTCACTCCTGTGTGGGTCGCTTTATATGAACGGTTTGATCGAACTATCTATCGTTGTAAAAAGCGGGCCGCACAGTATCAACTGCTTCGCGACTTCTGGACTGATCCCGAAGCCTTCCTACGAGAAAGGTTTAAGAAATGAAATATACGAAAGAGCAAGTAAAGTTCCAACATCCCGCCAAGGGTAAGAATCAGTGCGGGCAATGCCGGCACTTCCTCAAGAACGAGGAGAAGTGCGAAATCGTCAACGGCAAGATTCAACCCGAGGACTGGTGCAATAAGTTTCGGAGAAAGTGAATGACGTGGTCCCGCGCAATCTCTACCGCGTTTATTTGGTTGATCGTGATTGTAGCCATTTGGTTGTCAGGGAAAGTATGAAAGGAAGCACAACACATGAACCGTCGAGAACTAATGAAGACCTCCGCGTCCGGCTTGGCCGGCGCGGCCGCCGCAACACTTTTACCAGCTAACCTAGAAGCCAAACAATGTCCTCCGACTGGATGTCATAGTGGAGGGGGGATCGTCTGGAAAGATACCGCAGCAACACGCCAACTCCGCGATGGAGTGACCGGAATTTTCAATCAGTATCGGGAGAAAAAGGATTTCAAGGCTATTGGCAGTCGCGTATTGATGCAGACCTACCGCGACCATCTGGTTTTGGGCGACCTGTATTCGGAATTCGGAAATCTGCACTCACTTGATCTCGCGGTCCAGGCGAAGCAGGTTGCTTTGAAAGAGCGATTCGGCGTTGCTCCCGTCGATTACCTGATGACTAATGGCTACCACAAGGTCTGGACCAATCTCTCAACTGGCATTCATGCCGTCGCTGACTATTTGCTCTGTATCCCTGGCGTAACTTGTCCTGGCGGCGACAACGATCCCTGGTGCAAATATTTCTGGGGAGGAGCTGCCATAGCCTTCGATATTGCGGCACTGTTTACGGGCGAAGGCGAGTTTGCTCTTGTGTTTGAAGAGTTCTTTCAGGGCAGTGCCATCCTCTATGGAGGACTGGGCCTGTACATGTGCGCATGAAAACGACGAATAAACTGTGGTTGATTCTGGGCGCGGCCAATGCAATCATGGCCGCGCTTTACTGGCTTCGCTGGCATGATCTCTCGATCGCAGTCCCGATGGGCGTGTTTGCGGTTGTATTCGTCATCAAATCGCAAGTCGCGATTTCGAGGCATCTATGATCGCTTTTCTCGATACAAGTGAAGCTTTAGGAGTGTGCGCAGTCGAAATGGGATGCGAGGTTGCGCAGCTCCTAACTCCGCACAGTTGCCTGCGTCAGTTGGAGCACGACATCTTTGCCATCGATAACGGTGCATTCGCCGGCTTCGATGCGGCCAGATTCCGTGGACTGCTAGCTCGCGAAAACGATGCGCGTCACTTATGCAAATTTGTGGTCGTGCCCGATGTCGTAGGCTCGGCTCGGCGCACCCTCGAAGTCTTCGAGCACTGGCATTATCAATTAACGGGCTGGCCCCTGGCGTTTGCCGCCCAGGACGGGATCGAGGACATTTCGATCCCGTGGCGAGCCATCCAGGCGATCTTCATCGGCGGCTCCACGGCATTCAAGCTCGGAGAAACAGCGAGGCAGGTTATCCGAGCCGCCCAGGCAATCGGAAAGTGGGTCCATGTCGGTCGCGTGAACACTCCGGGTAGATGGGATTACTTCGAGTCGCTGGAAGTGGATTCGATTGACGGCACGGGACTATCGCGTTTTTCGCACATGCGTGAAGATCTTTACCGAGCCGCAACGGAGCCATCATTACTGGGATAAACAAAATGGATGAAACAAAGGGGATTAGGAGAACTTGCGGATCAGACAGAACTTTTTAAACAAAGAATGAAAAAATGAGATCCCTTCTCTACTCCCGCGTGAGTACTACCGACAAAGGTCAGGATCTCGAACGTCAGTTCCGCGAGATGCGCGAGTTTGCCCACGTGCGAGGTTGGTCAACCTTCGAATTGTCGGACCAATTGTCCGCTTCGAGGGACCGTCCTGGCCTGCGTGAACTGTGGAAACTCTGTCGTGCGCGGAAAGTTGACGTGGTTCTCGTCCATGAGTTCAGCCGGTTTTCTAGATCCCTCAAAGAGCTGGTTCTGGCACTCGAAGAATTCAAAATTCTCGGTATCCAATTCGTCTCCATGAAACAGCAAATCGACACGACCACTCCGATGGGGCAATTTATGTATCACACGGTCGCCGCTTTCGCGGAGTTCGAACGCAGCATGATCAGCGAGCGAGTGAAGAGCGGAATGGCCCATGCGCGGGCTAAGGGAAAGCGTCTAGGGCGCCCGCAGACTGTCGTGGACCCTAGCATCGTGATTGCGCGGCGGATCGAGGGAGTATCCTGGCGCCGAATCGCCCGCGAGCTCGGAATCTCTCCCGTCACCGTTCGCAAGGCCGGCATGGCATTGATTAAGGAGGAAGGATGAGGATCAAGGTTACGCAGGAACATATCGACCGAGGGGAAGCGATCAATGTTTGGGCTTGTCCAATTGCGCTGGCCCTAAAAGAACAAACTGGAAGAGCTTGGGCTGTCTACGCATGTGGAGCTGTGGAGACGAGCGGAGGGGAGGCAAATCTCTCAAGCAAGATGACACGCTGGACCGAGGACTACGACAATGCCGAGGACGTATCGCCAATCGATTTCAACTTCAAACCGATTTGGTACAGGAAGAAATGAGCCCCCGTGCCAATCGCTGCCGTAGATGGAACGGCAAGGTTCTCTTCATGCTATGGCTGGACGTGAACACTTGGATCGACATGTGCGAGTGGATAAACGCCAGGGAACCGTGGGTCTGGTTCGAGCTTTGGGGATATGAGGGAGTCCATGCCCAGCAATCGTTCGACGCTTATCTAGCCGAAGTGGCCCCGAAACCTTTAGGAAAGGGCAACCGTGACGCAGTGCACGTGCCGCTCAGTGATGACAACCCATTCTTGAAAGAGCATCAGATTTTATCCGACTGGGGGATGCTGCTTGGCGAATATCAACTCCTACGCTGGCGCGAGGACAAGGGGGGCAAGGCATATAAAGATTGGGAAAAGGGCGGTCGGCACATGGGCAACTTGGGACCGAGGCCAACGTTCGACTTCGAGACTAAGACTGTACGCTACGAAACCGATTACGAGGGAGCGAAACGTCAGCAGGCCGAGGCCGAACACCGAGCTGATTATTGGCGGGAAAGAGTTAAAGAGGGGGATAAATATGAGAGCCGCGAAGCATGTTTAAGCCATCAAGCCGAGGGCGAAAACAGCGCGAAATATTGGCGGCAAAAGGCAGAGACTTACTTGCTCCCCCCCCCGCGAATCGCCCCAAAGTCAAGGACACGAAAATAGATTTCGTGGCCTGATCAGTGGAAAACTGATCAGAAAAGGTCGTTAGAATTGAGGGTCTAAGTTGTTTCTTTTCATACGCCATTTGTTGAGCGTATATGGTACAGAAAAGAGGTCTTTTATGAGCAGGCCCCCAGGCGAACTCTGTGACTCCGCAAAGCGAGGTCAGCGGTGCATCGATGACCTGTGCCATTCCGGGGGCATGACTTTATGCGGGCTAGACCCGGACTTTCTCCGTGATATCGAGGACGAGTGGGACGATGAATCGGAACTAGGTTGGGAGGAGGATTACGAATGAGCAGGCGTCGATGTCGGTATTCAGCGGTCACCCAGTATGACCTTGCGATCGCTTTCCGGTTTGCGGCGTTTTGCAAAGAGAATTCGCCTCCCGAGGCGTTCACCGCAGCAGCAGAAATTTTGCGATCAGTTGTCGAAGGTTACCGCAAGCAGGAAGGGTTGTCCGAGGATCAGATGGAAGACCTGATGTGGAAAGTATCAATGGACTACGTGGTCAACGGATGAGAGGTCTTTTATGAGCAGAGTGAACGACGATGTACCGCGACACCCCGGCGATGCGCCGTACCCAGAGACGTTGCTGCGGTTCGAGCAGAAGCATTCGCTTACTTGCCCAGGCTGTGGCGCAGAGATGTCGGAGGAAGGCTACCGTATCGAAGTGGGCGACGAGGCTTTCATCGAGAAGCTGACCAGCCAGCGCAACGCCTGGAAGGACATAGCCGAGCAGGCCGCCGAGTTGCTGCTCTCACGCTTTCTTGAAGAGCGGGGCATCGACAAGTGGGCAGAGAAGCGTGACGAGTGGCTGAAGCTCTTTCCCGTGGGATCGAAGCAGAACCCGCAGAGGATACGAGAATGAGGGAAGACCTGAATGCGTTCGTAAAAAACCGAATGGCAGAACGAACGCCGGGAATCAACAAGCTTGCCGAGATAGCGCACGATCTCAACGCCAAACTGTACGAAATGACGCTTGAGCGTGATCACTGGAAGGAAGTAGCGAGCCAAGCTTCCGAGCTGCTGTGTGTTCCGCCTGATTGCGATTGCGCCAATGATCCTCCCGTTCACACTGACGAATGTCGCGCATACTCCGAGGAGTGGTACGCAAAGCGCGACAAGTGGGTCAACATGGTGACGAAGAAATGAGCGGGCTCAAGATTGTCTGCGAGGCGTGTGGAGCGCCCATCGAGGCCCAGCTTGAAATCCAGCAGGCAAAGGAACTCCTCGATGATGCTTTTGGCCTGCTCTGCGTTCCGCCAGATGAAACATCAACTACAGGTTATAAAACTAACTGGCGTGCAAAGCGCGAGCAATGGTTCAAGAAGGCAGGCTATGAGTCAAAGCAACCCCTTCGATGATCTGGCGAAGGTTTTCGGAGCGATGGATGCTATCGCCTCGCGCAATTCGAAGCACAAGGATTTGTCTGATCGCCTGCAGTACGCGCAGCAGTTGAATGAGTGGGCCGCCAAGTTGCTGGATCTTGGTCCCAAGGGTTTCGGCGGGCCGGAGAAGTGGATGGCAGCCCGCGATCACTGGCTAGAAAATTTTAGGAGGTTCCGATGAATGACATCTGGATCTGGTTGTTCGTTGTGATGGTCGCGATCTTCGTAGTCGAGATCTTCATGCTCTTCGCACTTCGCAAACTGGAAATCTTGTTGCTGATGCTCACGGCGCCACCTCGCAACGCGGCTCCAGCGGGAACAAAGGAAAATCCAATCAAGGTCAGGAGCTAAATGCTTCTACCGTTCTCCGACTCCCTGGTCGTGACCTCGAAGTACGATCCCGAGATGTCGATGCTCGCGGATCGCCACTACAGCCGACGCACCGTGGGAGCGAGGCAATTTCTCTTTTCGGGAAAGACGCTTGCCATTCGCGACCACGCCGGCCTCATTTTATTCGGCTGGTACTGGTGCAAGGACGGTCTGCGGTTCGATGATCAAACCGGATACAACTGCGCCATCTTTCGCAACGAATCGTCCCGTCGATCATCCGAGGTCATCCTTGAGTGCGAGGACATCGCGATCCGCGAATGGGGTCCGAGTCGCATGTTTACCTACATTGATCCCTCGAAGATCCGCAGTGTGAATCCTGGCTACTGTTTCAAGCAAGCCGGCTGGAAGTTCCTGCGAAAGACTCCCATCGGAAAACATTTACTGATCAAATGAAACTGCAGATCTATTACGATCCCTGGCTCGGCGCGATCGCACGCCGAGCATGGAAGGACCGCGAGCAGCAATTGGCGGCATTGAATCGCATCGAAAGAACCGAAGGTGCGGGAAATGATCAATGGACGGATAGAGTCTCCAAGGACGGGCATCGCTACTCGCTTACCGCATACGAGCGAGCCATGCGCGACTGGGAACGCTATGACAACGGCGAGGGTATCTCGATGGGATTCTACGCTCGCAAACCTCACGTAAATCCTGCCTTCGTTGCTCTGCGCGAATACGAAAGATCTCGTTGGTCGTGGGAAGATTTGTCTCATCCCCATGCACGATTCACAGAGTGGCGTGATTATGAGACGCAAACCAATCGCGCTCAGTATCACTGGTCAGAGACGAAGAGAAAATGAGAATCCTTTTCAATTTCCTGATCGCGCTTCTGGTCGTAATCGGATGGGATGTGATCAAGCTCGCCTTCCACGACTTCCAGCGGGCCGCCGGTTTAAAAGATCGCACCGTTCACGAAGCCTTACACAAATGCCCAGTGTGCGGAGCCCGCTGTTACGACTACATGGAGATCCGCAAACTATGAGAGAAGGTCCGTGGTCGAAGCTCGCGCCAGGATTTTATGCTGATCCTGATGGCACGCTGCACATCTTTCAAAAAGAAATTCCGCATGTGACTCTCGAACAATTGCGTGAGGCAATTCGTGCGGCACTTCCCGGCGCAGATATGATCGAGGACGACGAATGATCCATCTCGGCTTCGAATTGAAGACCGGCCGGCCCATCTCGGTCCCGCTAGGCCACACTGCGATTACGGGACAAAGTCAATCCAGCGGCAAAACTACTACCCTCGAAGCGTTGATCACTCGCGCCGAGGTTGATGGCATCGCGTTCCTAACGAAGAGGGGAGAAGGTTCATTTCGCGTGGGCTACTATCTGCGCCCCTATTTCGCACACCGTGTCGATTGGCCTTTCATTAAATCGTTACTTGAAGGGCGGGCCGGCGAGAAGTTGAAGTTCGAGATGGCTCAAATCATCAGCTTGTGCCAAGCCTACAAAGGGCCGGAGGGGCAATGGAAGGCGCCCAAGACGCTGGGCGACATTCTGGCGAATGCCGAGCTCGCTCTGCAATCGAAAGTGCGAGGTTTCGTTAGAAACGTCTACACGGTCCTGTGCGAATACTTGCGGGAGGTCGTGCCGGCGATCGAATCGCTTCCCTACACGAAAAAGTTGGAATTGGAATCCGGCTTGAACGTGATGGACCTGATCCCGTTCGAACTGTCCCTGCAGTCGCTGATCATCCGCTCCGCGATCGAGTGGGTACACCACAACTGCGACCGCACGGTCGTGGTGATCCCTGAAGGCTGGAAGTTTGCTCCGCGCCGGCATCAGACTCCAGTCAAGTTTTCGGCGGAAGAGTTCATCCGCCAGGGAGCGGCGTTAGCGAACTACCTGTGGGTCGATTCCCAGGACATCGCGGGCGTGAGCGGAGTCATCTTGCGGCAAGTCAAAGTCTGGCTGTTTGGCGTGCAGCGATCCCACGATGAGATCGAGAAGACGCTGGAGCTGATCCCTGCGGATATTCGCAAGCCGAGCAAAGCGGACATCGCTCGGCTGGGCATCGGACAATTCATCTGCTGCTGGGAACGCCAACTGTACCGCGTCTACGTGCAGCCGGCGTTCCTGAGCAGTGCGCACGCAGAGGCGATTGCTAGAGGCGAGGAACCAGTCGAAAGCGTCTCCAGCGTCCTGCGTGAATTCGATCAGCTATAATCCTTCGCCTGGGGAGCGTCAGACGGAGTGCGCGGCATCGTGCTCCCGAAGCTCTCATCGCGAGGACATGCCTCACCAGCGATTGGAGCTACTCCCCTTTAGTCTTCTTCGCGACCTGTGTCGGAGTCTGCGTCGTCTGTCTCGCTTGCAGCCAATGCACGACGATCCAGACGATCGCCACGATCAGGCCGCCAATCGAGCCGTCTTCCCAACCGTTGAGTGCCATGCTTCCCTCCAGCTCGCTCGCTGACAAATTGTAGCCACGCGATCATGTGCTCCGCAGCACCATCCAGTTGATCGTACTTAATTCGAGAGCCGAGGCACTAGTGACCTGGGTCGCGAAAAGAATCTGATTCGTGCCGGGAAAAGGTAACACATTCACAAATTGCGTGTTTATAGCCGTCACTGTGGTAAACGACCACACTACGGTATCGGTAGGCAAAACTCCAGGCACACTGACGGTAGTCACAATTGAACTGGGATAGGGGCCAGGAGGAGGCGTTAACGTCTGGTTGGTTGCACTGGCAATTATTTTGGCGACTCCGGTCGCGCCAGTCATTCCTACGATGTTGGCTCCATCGTAAGCCAGGGGAACGTTGGTCGTTGGCGAGGATGCAGATACGGGATAGGTCCAAGACATGGAAGTCACCACCATTGTAAGAGGTTGAAATGTAACGTTGCTCGCGGCATCCGTTATCTGAATTGTAAAGTTGAACGTTCCGGCGGATGTCGGAACTCCCGTCAGGTTGATGCCACTGCTGTTGGCCGCGCCGATGCTGATGCCGGGAGGAAGCGAGCCGCTTGAAAGCGTGCTGGTGTAAGGCGGAGTTCCGCCAGTCACGGTCAAAGTTTGGTTGTAAGCGATGCCGATGATCGTGCCGCTGGGCACTGCACTGGAAGGGACGTTGAGAGGAACCGAAGGAGCAACCAACTCGACCGCCGCAACCCAATAGGAAGCACTGGAGCCCGTGAGCGATACGGACAATGGTCCAGAAGCAGTCGCAGTCACATCCGCCAGACTCAGGAAAGGCGCTCCTCCAGCAGTCTGCAATCTGAGCACACTGGGCGGAACACCCGTAACGCCTGACCCTCCTCCTCGAAAATTACCCACGATCACGTTGTTAGTAATCGTGGTGATCGCGGGAGTGACCGGAGTCGTGGTTGCTCCCAGGTTGGTTGGAGCGACGAATTGTCCGATGGATTGCACGCCCGAATAGACCTGCGCAATCGCGCCGAAATTCGCTGCATTCGCGCCAGTAGCCGTAATGATGCAACTGCCCGCGTTGGTCACCGGAAAACAGACTCCAATTCCCGTTCCTGAAGCCTGAGTAACAATCGTGTACGTGTTGCCTAGGTTGTCAGTCGCGCCGAATGCGGTTGCGCTTGGACTCCCGAAATTAATGACAATGCAATCGCCGACGTTGACGTTGATCGCGGGAAGCGTGCAGGGAGGGCCGGCGCTCGAATTGTTGCAAGCCGCATTTCCGCCGGGAGTAATTTGCGTGGGAGCGGGAGGGGGAGTGCCAGGGATCAGTTCGACCGCCCACGCGCCCCATGTGGCAGCCGTGGTGATAGTCCCGGCGACCGCAACGCTGCCGGTAGCAGTTGCCGTGTTGTCAGCGAGCGTGAAAGCGGTCGATGTGCCGGTTGCGCTTTGCGATCCGCGCAAGACAGAAGGCGCGGTTATCGACGCGATGTAATTCGCTCCCACTCCATTCGCTCGCAGCAAGCCCACGATCACGCGCCCGCTTTGCGTCGAGATCGCATTGGTTGTCAAGCTGGTGCTTGCCGTTTGATTGCCGATCGTCGTGTTCGATTGGCCTATCGCGCCGACATTCGAGTAGACCTGGGCGACGACGTTCATGGAGCTGGCACTGGGAATAGTCGCAACGATCTGGTCAGTTCCTGCGAAAGCTGCCGGAAAGCATACGTACAGAATTTGTCCCACGTCCGTCGTGAATTGGCGAAACATGTTTCCGAGTGTGTCTCGGATAGTTACTCCCGCCAACCCTCTGTAGCCGACGATAATCGCATCCCCAACATGAACCGCGAATGTGTTGGTCGTGCAAGTGGTGACGAGGTTCCCTCCGCAAGAGGCGAAACCGCCGGGAGCGATCAGAGTCCCCGGAATTAACCGAATGGAAACCGAATTGACATTATTCGGCGACGGGCTTTGGTGTACATATGAGCTTTGCAACGTCGTTGCTGTTGCCGGATTATCCGATATCGCGAGAGTGTAGGTATTCGTGTTGGTTGAATCGGTTTGTTGGCTTTGACCGCGAAACGTGCTGTTATTCGGAGCCGGAAGCTGAGTTGCTGAAAAGGTTATTCCCGGCGCAGCCAGAGCACTGTAGAAGAGTCCTACGATGGTATCGCCAATTGCCGCACTTATGCCGGGAGAGCCTACCTCAGAGCCAGCACCTGTACTAGTGTTAACTGCACTTACCGTGCTTACGCTTTGCACTCCGCGGTAAATTGCGATAGCAGCTACGACCAGGGTCGGCGGATTCGACTGAGAAGGAAGAGCGATGGTAATTTGGTTGCCTGTGGCAGTATTCGGTTGCGTGCCTATAGCAACATTGGGATTGGTTGCTGATCCAGCCGAAGGGTAATTAACATAGTTAGTGCCGCTTAAATCTGTCACCATTTGCGAGCCGCTGGGATTTATGTTGGTCGCAACAATGATGACATCCCCAGCATTCGCGTTGAACGTGGGAGAGCGAGTTAGTACATTGGAAGGACTGTTAGCGGTAAAAAAGCTGACCAGAGTTATCGCCATTCATGCACACTCATGGCCGCACAACCAGCCAGTTGATGGGAACAGCACCAGCCGCAATGCCGGATGAAGTAGGGTTATTCACGTAGATTTGAATTAGATTCGCGCCGGTCTGAAATCCCAAGATGGTCAAATTCCCAGTGGACCATCCGGCAATGGCGTTCACGTTTCCCGTCCCGCCAAATGCCCACATCACGGCATCTGTAACTAGAATGCCGGTAACGCCCGTAGTGATTTGGAGTCGAGTGACGGAGTTCGCGGGAAAGGTTTGTGCCGCGATGCTGTAACTTCCGGCAAGAATGAAACTGGGGCCGGGGGCAATAGTTGCGCCAACGATGTTGGTCCCGTTCCACTGAAGCACTTGGCCCGTTGTCGGAGGTGTGCTCCCAAGCAAAAGTTGCGTGGTCCCAAAATGCAAGCCGAGGACATTAAGGTTTGCGACCGTGGCTTGATTGACAGTTGCATCGAACTGGACATCGCTTGATCCAGACAACGAGTAATAGCCAATTGCAGCACTAGAGGTGTTCTGTGCATTCCCGAAAAAGGTAAGGGGATTGACGAGTTGTTGCACGAAGGAGAAGACGGGAGTCGTGGTCGGAGTGGCGACCGTGACGTTAATCCTGGCAGTCGCGATGTTTCCCGAGCTGACGTTAGTGACCGTGCCGGTGCCGGTTGGCACAGTTGCCGCGACCCAGGCAGATCCATTCCATTCGAGTACTTGTCCCGCCGTCGTGGGAGCGGGCGCGGCAATGGGAGTAACCGTCCCGCTGAAGTTCAGTGCGGTTGCTGCTCCTCCTCCCCCTCCGGCTGAGTAAGTAAGGTTCTGGACGACTGCGGCGATCGAGCTGGTGATGTTGGTCGAGGCATTCAGCGTGAGATTCGCAACCGTGAACGTGACCGAGGTCTTGCCGAACGCGATCGGGACCGTTCCCTGCGCGCTGGAGATCTGAAAGCTCCACGTCGAGTTCGCAGGAGTGATCTGATTGTTGGCCGCCAACTGAAAACTGAAGTTCCCCAGATTGTCTAAGCCGAATGGTCCGATGGGAGGAACATATGGCCCTCCTCCTCCAAGCAGAACTGGCGAGCCGCCAACGTTCAGGATGGGCACGATGGTGCCGCCGGCATACGGTATGCCATTGGGATCGGTCACGTTGCCGGAAATCGTGATGAATGGGGCAGCCATAATCAAACCAACTGAGATAGCGGCGTGTCCAGGCTCACTCCCGCGTTCGAGGCGAGGTTCTGGTAGGCCGAGGGATACTGCGACTCAAGCTCCGACGTAGAGTGCAGGTACGAAGGGCTGCCAGTTCCCAGGACATAAGTCGAATAAAAATCTCCCAGCGTCGCGTTAGGGTTGTAGGACAAAATCTGCTGTGCGAAATTGTCTACGCCAGCCGCGCCCGAGCCGTACTGCTTTACGAAAGCCGAGTACTGCCCGTATGTCGGATTCGCCATCGATGCGGGTTGTTGCGAGGCGTAAGTTCCTCCTCCCGATTCGAGTTGTGCAACGATCTGCGCGATCAGCGATGTTGGTTGTATTCCTCCTCCTGAAGGAGGAGGAGCTGCGGAAGTCTGGGACCATCCTCCGCTTTGCGATCCGGTTTCGAGTGCCTGGAAGATGACCCAGGCGCCGAGTCCAATCAGGAGCAGTGTCGCTGGGTCCAATCACTCCTCCTCCTCATCCTCATCAAAATCCGATGCTCGCGGCAGTTCATTGGCCGGCACATGCTCCAGTTCTTCGAGCACGCGATCTTCCTTCACGGCTGCGGCGAAGTATTCGCAGCTCCCGATGTGCTCCTCGAAATAGGTTTCCGCCTCTTCCTTGGTCTGGCCGTAGAACTCATGTCCGACTTTGATCGTGCCGTCGCCGGGATCGATGATGTACACCGTCAAGATGACTGCCATATCCCCTTAGTTCTTCTTGTTCCCGTGCGCCGGTTTGCTGCCTCCGCTACCTGCGACTGCGGCCACTGGTCCTGGCGTGATGTCGGTAGGAATCCCCCAATCGTGGAATCCTCCCGTCGAGAACAACCAAGCCAGATAGATGGTACTGCCGGTCGCGGTCCCGCCGGGATTGTAGTCGATGGTCAGCAGTGGGCAAGGCCAAGTCGGAACCACTAAAGTCTGCTGCGTGGTCGCATTCGTGAGTGCCGTTCCGAGGGGAATCACGTTGACGGCCCAGGTTGTACCCGTTCCCGGTCCACTGGCGCATCGCGCATCCACGTTTGCCGTACTCACCGGATTTGCAATCCAGCGAAAAATGAGAGCGCCAGCGGATGAGCCGAAAGGCGTGACATTGATCGAGTAAGTGATGGACGCGGAGCCATCCATCCCGTTAAAAATTTCCTTGTCGATCTGCGTCTGCTGAAAGTTTCCGCCTCCTGGCGGGCCGGGAGCCGGCGTGGCCCAGACGCCCGAGTAAGTCAGCGTATAGATGCTTGTGGCCGGAGTGCATTGCACTTCCACGGTCACCTTGGGAAAGTAACCTGACGCGTAGAGTGCTCCATCGGTCAGGTTCGCCATTTCGAGCTGATCGCCAATGTAGACTCGCGCCCCGTTCTGGTTGATGCCGAACATGTTCACGCGCATATGGGTCGCGTGCCCATCGGAGACGACGATCAGGTAATGTTCCGTCTGCCCCAGGTTCTGCACGTCGAAGTCCTGCGGATTCCCGTTGCAAGCCTGACTCGCGGCACCAAGTTGCTGCGTGGCAGTCTGCGGCGAAGTGAAACCGATGAACTGTGCGACCGCCAACGAAGGCAGCAATAGCAGCAAACCCGCATAAACACTGGCTGTTTTCTTCATGTCCAAATGTCGCTTTCCTCGAGCTCGCGTGGGTAGTAGTAACCCATGAGCCGTGCTCCCACGACTTGTTGCGCGGGCGTAATGTTGACATTGGTCGCAGTGAACTGCACGACTTGATTTTCGTAAATGCGAAAGCCAGCGATGCGCGTAGGACTGGCGGGCGAGCCGAGCGAACCCAAAATGAGATGGTAATCGTTCGAGCCGGGAGGAGTGCCGCCATCTACGAGGATGCGATAGATGATGTTGCCGCTTCCTTCTTGAAAGCCTCCTCCGATGAAATTGTTGGCAATTTTGTTGATGATGCCGTTCCTGCCAATCGGCACTTGAAATTGCAAAATGGTAACTGTAATTCCAATGTTGCCCAAGGTCGTGTAGCCCAGCTTATCTACGTTCTCCCAATTCACGGGAGGGTATAACCTGATCGGGAGTTCTACCGGCTGCGCAGTGGAGACTACGGTTCCGCTGGCTGGAGTCGTGCGAGGCACCGTGCCGGCCATGCCAACTGGAATTCGCCCCGTCCGAAAATCAATTGCGTTTGCCATCACAACGTCCCGGCGACTTGGTTGAAGCGCAGCACTTGTCCGTACAGCGCGATCTGAATGCTGTTCTGCATCTGCGAGAGATTCTGCACGACCAGCAACACTTGCGGATCAGGCAGATCGAAGTGATAGGGATCGCGCAACCAGAGAATCGCGTTCGATCCTCCCCCGAGGTTTTCGAAGCGCACGCCGCGATCCGCCATGCGCAGGGCTTTCGCGGTGTCATAAATCTGGGCGCGAAAGTTACCCGTCGAGAACGTCGTAACCGTAGCCGTAACCGTGCCGGTTTCTGGATCTTCATTTCCTTCCGAAATGGGGGGAGGAGTGGCGAAGGGCCAGTAGAAAATCATCCAGCCCGGATCAGTGGAAGAGATATACGCTTGTCCGGGCGTAATTACTTGCGTGACGTTGCCGCCCGCATCGGTTGACGCCACGCCCGCCACGGTATAGATCAACCCATTCGCCTGCGGCACGGTTGTCAGTCCGCTGAGCGTAAGTGTTTCGCCGATTGCGGGCGAGGGAGGCGAGACAGTAGCGCCGATGAACAACCAGAAGAGTACTTGTCCGGTGTTTGCGGGCGCAGTGCCCTGATTCCAGAAAACCTCTGTAATCGGGAACGTTGGCGTTGTCGCAGGAGTTTGCGTTGCAACCGACGAGGAAGCCGTCACTGCGAGCCAGTGGAAATCGGGCTGGAGATTCATGCGTACTTGTTGCGTGGCGAGCGCGGCGAGGCCCAGCTCGGTAATCGCCCAGTGCGGCGAGTGACCAACCATCGAGCCGGCCGGCGGATTCTTCTCTCCCAGCCGATATACTTGCTGCTGAAACCGAAGCGCCGGCAACATCCGCGCCAGCGGATGGATCATTGTGTTGCGAAGTGCCCTTGGAGATGCTCCTGGCATATTTAGTAGTAGTATCCCGAGATCGGAGTCGCGACCGCTCCCGGCGCCGTTCCCGCAGTGGCCTGCGGTCGAGGCCACAATTTGAAGCCGTGAAACACTAACTGTACGGTATTCGGAGATCCGCTCAGTTCCGTGAACTTGATGCTGTACACACGTGAGGCTGGCATAACATAAGGAACCGCGAGTGGGAACATCCCCGATTGGTTCACTAATCCCGCCCAGTTATCAATGTTGATTCCGAGAAACGGCGAGCCTCCTCCCGAGAAGACCGACGTGCCCATAAAATCGCGCCCCGTGGCGACCTCGTTCATCAGTACCTTGAGCTGACCGCTAGTGCGGAAGGCGCTCGTCCACCACCATTCGTGGTCGGCATCAGCCAGGATCTGCAATTGGTTGGGATCGTTGACCGCGCCTGCGGGCACGACTCGATCGAGCACATAGGCGAACGGCTGCCGTTCGAATTGGTCGTCCATCGTTGGGTCTGTCGTTGCCATAGTTAGTAACTCCGATAACTAATTGCGTGTACCATGCGCATCCCGGTCCAAATGGTTGTAACTCCCTACAGGATCGCTCGCATTAAGATCCCTTCGAGGTATACGTGTGCGTTGATGCCGGTGCCAACGAACTGCGTGGTTGGCGCGGCAGCCAGCGTAGTAAACGCCGGATTACCAGTTATGGTCGGATCGAGAATGACCGTAAATGGTTGATTTTGCTCGATAAGTTGACCTAAGATCGGCGGCATGGGATCGAGCCCCGGAACCTGGGGCATGTCGTCCGTGATCGGGTTGCAGTTCTGCGCCGTAGGCCAGCCGTTGGCAGACGATGAAGCCATCGTGCCACCGGCAACTGCGGTCTGGGTCGTAATACTAAACGAGAACGGCCCTGCGCCCGCTGGACACTTCGACACTAACTGTTCGAGATACGACTTCGCGGAGATAGTCAGATTCAAAAGCGTTGTGCCAATGAATGAGTTTAAATCCTGCGGAGCGATATCTCCCCTAACTACCACACTAACTGCCTTCACTAGGAATTTCTTTGGAGCGTCCAAGTTACCAGCAATAACAAGGTTAGTATGATACTCAGTCTTAGTTATCTGTGTCCCGCCGGCAGGCGTGTATGGCTGACCTACCGGAATCGAGAACAGTTGCTGTTTAGTTGCGACAGTTGCGACCGCAACCGCATAGAAGTCATATATAGGTTGAACAAGATACTCTAATTGGCCTGGGATAATTGGATTGGTTCTCCTACCTCCGAGATACCTAGGTCGAGTAACTTCGTGTTCGCTGACCTCACGACATCTTGCGAATCTTGATCGCGACTTACTAAGTGTGGATCGCATAAAAACTCCTTTCTAGGGCCGGCTCTAAGTACCCGTCATGGCCATGATGTAATCCTCTAAATCGGTCGAGAGTACATCGACTGTGGCCCCTCCAGCCGTTCCTGCAGCTTCAGCCGTAACTGCTCCTTGAACGGAGAGCGGAATCGGTACTAGAACCGCCCCCCGTATCTGGTTCGAAATCGGTTGTAAGCGCCGAGTGCCTTGGGCGCTAACAGTGTGCCCGGAGCCCCCGCGCCCGTTGGCGTAAGTGCCGTAGCCGGCGCCCCTACCATTGGAGCTAAAGGGATTCGACCATATGCATCGGATGCCGTTGGCAATGGGAATGTAGTGTTGATATACATGCCCAACCCGAGGTTACCCGCGTAACCCGCTTGTTTCAAAGCCTTTATGATCGTGGCCACAAGCGCGCCTTTGAGTAACTCCTCGCTTGGTCCCTGACCTACAACCGCTCTTCCGCCATACATTAACGCGACTCCTGCAACTGCGGTCGCGCCAACGTCCATCCATCCGGTCTGCTGTAACAGGCTGCCGAGATAAGGCGCAGCCAAAGCGCCGGCTGTGGTGAATGCCGCGTCTTTAACGACCTCAGTCGAAATCCCAAAAGGATTCCTCCTGTGGTGCCGATGATGATGGTGACGATGATGATGTCTAGCCATCTTGCTGCCTCCTTTCTCCGAGAAGAAATTTCTCGGCGTATAAGCCGGATTCCAAACTCTGATCTCGGCCATAAACTTTACTCAGCCTCAGTCGCATCCTCTGCGCTGGCGCCGAAATCTCTTTCGACTTCGATCGACTTGGCGTTGTCGCCGGGTTGCGCGGTTACGACGAGCGAATTGGGATTCTTCTCATCGATCGACTTAATCGTGCCAGTGAGCTGTAGCTCTTTGGCGTGCGAGGGCCGGAAATGAATTTTCTGTCCTACCTGAAAGCGTCCCATAGTGGTTTCTTTCCTCTCTTCCTTCTGTGCCGGCTCTTCCGGCTGTTCCTGTTCCTTCTCTTCTGGTTGCGCTTCCGTTATTTCTTCTTGCTCTTCCGGCTGCGCTTCTGCGGCAGTTTTCGGAGGAGGAGTACGGTGTTTAATCTTGCGCACTGGACGAACCATTCATCCTCCGAAAACGAATCTTCCGCCGACAAAGAAACCGTTCATCTCATCATCGATGAGGAGTGTCAAATGCGATCCGTCCGAATCGGGATAACCTCCGACTTTCAGAAAATGCCCCTGCCCGCGCAACATGAAGAGCATCAATTGATTCACTGGGCTGATTACGCCATACACGCGACCGTCGCGGGCCGTAATCTTGTCTCGCACGCGATCTCCGCACACTGGGCAGCCCGTCAATAGTTGCGGAATTCTCGGCGCCACGCATCCTTCGCAACCCGTTTTCGAGTTGGGGCAGGCAGCAAATGCATGTGACGGAGTCCATCGCGGATCGGGAATTGCCGGCAGCTCGCCCATGCCATGCGGCAAAAGCAGATCACGCTTGTCTCGCGAAACCGCGAGCATGGGAGCTTGGGTGTAGGTCAGGAAATCGAGCGAGATCGAGGCGAACAACCTCGCCTGTACTTCGCTGAAGGGAATCATCGCATCATCGATCGTGCCGGCTTGATTCGTGTTCGCATATCGGGGCCGCGATTGCGATAAGCCATCGATCGAGCGCGGCCCCTCGAACAAGACGGATAGCAGGCGACCGACGACAATGTAATCCTTGTCGCGAATAACTTGCTGTTGCACGCCGATGCGTTGCGCGACCGTGAAATCCGGTTTCGCAATCATCGCGGGAGCTGCTTGAGTTGCTGCGCTCAATTCGTTATCCCTTCCGAGCGAACCGTGTAGTCGCCACCTTTTAATAGGAGCTGCTTGGTCCGTTCGTTGAACCAGAGCGTGGGTCTGACTCCGTTCTCTTCGCCGAAATGATGCTTCCATTCATCCAGGCCAGGATTTGGGAGATGTTCTTTGCGTTGCTTGTAGTCCACTCTTCTAACTTCTCCCAATTCACACACGCCGGGAGTTGGAGAATCGTTGAAAAGATTGATTCCTTGGGAGACATCCTGATCCCCTTCGACAAAATAAAGTTGCCGGCGCGAAGTATCGGAGACGAGAAGCGGATAAGGTTGCTTGAAGCGGATCTCGCGAACTTGCCCGCCGATAACTGGCTTCACGTAAAGCGAGAGCAGCTTACCGAGCTCGGCATACTCTCCTGATGGCATCCCTTCCACATCGAACGTCTCGTACTTTTCCGCCGGCATTCCGGTGAACGATTCGCGGATCGCTTCCGCACTGGGATTGGTCCTGATCGTGTACGTGGTGTGCGGTTTGAGCACGATAGTTTTATGCCGAGGGTTGTGTGCCATATCGTGTCCGTATCCCCAGGCACTACGACGACGACTGGGATTCGCTCCCAGTACTACCAGCTCCGAGGGATTCGAGATGAATCCCTTGTATCCCGTCTGCTCGTAAATATCTTCTATGTCTCGCGGGCTGGGTCCGCGTCCTTTGCTACGACTTTCCTCGATGGCCCTACGTTGTGCTGCGGTTCGTTCTTCGCCTCGTCCCGAGCCGGCCCGATGGGTATACACCTCTTTGTTTCGTCTCGGCCGGCGCGGATTTTTTCGCGGAGACATCACGATGTACCGCTTCTCGCCTTTGATCGTGGCCGGCCGGATGAATCCGTGGACTTGCCGCTCCTTGCGCACAGCATCCGCCTTCGATCCGAAAGCGCCATGAAAATCCATACCGTATCCGTGGCCGGCGTTCTTCTTTTTTCTGCGCTTCGCCATTCTCATTTCCTACTGCGTCGTCTGGTCGTCGTGCGCCTGCGTGTAGTCGAGCGTCTGCGCGTTGTACGTCTGCGTGGCGCGGCTCGTCGTCGCGCTTTGGGCCTGCGCCTCTTGCCTCGCTTGCGTCCCTTCCTGGGTTCATCGAAAATGTCGCTGGGATAGGGGGCGCCGATGTAACCGTGGTGATACTTTTTCGAACCATGACGGATAGGACGAAAGCGCCCCTGGTCATCGATGTAAGCTTGATAATTTCGTCGCCGGCCGCCACTGCGCCGTCGCGTGCGGAAAACCTCGTAAGGATTGATCCGCTTCCTTGTGGCTTTCAGCCGATGATGAGTCCGATGATGCCGTCGTCGTCTCGCCATAATTCACCTCTTCGTCAATGAGGGCAGCACTAACACTGCGCCCAGGCCCAGCAGAATCCATGTCATGTTCTGTGAGAAAAATGCGTCCATGTTCAGCGCAGAAGGCCCGCCACCGCCCGTGGTTCCTCCCGCCGAAATACTCGAAGCCATCGGCATCTCGCCACGCTGCGCGTAGATGTCGCCATCTACGACCGATTTCAGATCATTCGGTTGAGCGAATCCCGAGCCCGTAATCTGCAGAGTGAGTTGAATCTGAAACGTACTAAAGCTGGAGGAATAATTCGAATTGACGACCTGAATGCCTTTGGGGGAGAGCATTCCTGGCAACTGACTGAGAAACGATCCCACCGAGTCGCTCGCGAACAAGTGAGCATTGATCGTCGCCTGATAGATCCACATCGAGCCGGTGGGCACGCCAGCCGCTGGCTGCGCTGACGTTGTCGGAGAGGGTTGTGCCGGTCCCTGTGCCGAGGTTTGCGGTCCCGATGGCGCAACGCAATCGCCATACGTGCATTGTGGATCGTTGCAATCAATCGGACTTTCGACTCCGTTGATGGTTGGTCCCAGGCACAAACCGCTAGTAGCCGGAGCATTCGTTGAACCGCAATCGCCATACGTGCAATTCGGATCGGAGCAATCGATCTGCTGCTCCACTCCGTTGACGGTTGGCCCCAGACAGATCGCTGGTCCCTGAAACGACTGCGCAAGCGGGAGAGGCATGGGTTGCGCACCGAGCCGGAGCCCCGAGTAGTGCGCAAGACCGCTCAGTGCAGCCGCGTGCGCGGGATGCGTCTGATTGAAAACCCTCATCCCCACTCGCGAGATCGGTCGTATGTACGTTACTCTCGGCATCTCATCTCTGACTCTGTGAAATCAATATTGCGGCTCCGAGTCCCACTGCCAGGAACGTCCAGTTGGGAATCGCCATACCGCCAATCATGGTGTACTGCGTGAACCAATTCGCCTGCGGGTAAATTCCCGGCTGATAACCCGGAGGAGTGCCGCTCGGACTGGCTACGATTGGCGCGGGCTTGGGCGTGACCTGCATGACCGTGGTCACATTCGGACTGGTTCCCTGCGGCAATCCTCCCTCTGGGTAATTCGGATTTCCGCCTGATCCTGGCGGGCGCGGCACATTGATGCAATCTCCGTATGTGCATTGCGGGTCAGTGCAAGCGATCTGCGTCTCCACTCCGTTGATCGTTGGCCCGAGACACGCATTCCCTGGCGCGGCCGGCGCGGTAGATCCGCAATCGCCATAGGTACACGTGGGATCTAGGCAGGAAATTGGCTGTTCCTGATCATCGAGGCACACTGCACCCGGACCGTAGGCTGTACCTGCTCCCTGCCCCAGCCAGCCCACTCCCCCATAACCCAGCCCGCCGAAATGCGGTTGACGTGTACGCACGATCGGCATCAGTCGCGATACCTCCTCGATGATCCGCTCCCGCGTGATGGCCGGCGCAAAATTAAGAAAGCCAGGAATCCTCCGACGAGCACGTAATTGGGCATTCCGAAAGTTTGCCCAGTCCACCAATTCTGTTGCTGCTGCTGGCTGCCCGGGCCCATAACGTTAGCCGGGGGAGGAGCTGCGGGAGGCGTCTCGCCGGAATCATCCTGGCCGAGCTGCGGGAAGCGAGAACTGCCCGGAGGGCGAATATACATAATTGGCATCAGCGTCTCCTCCGTCTTTTTACCGTGTAACTTGAGCCCAGAAATCCTCCGCCGGAAAACATCATTAGACCGAGCACGCCCAGCGAGAGCATGGCGCCGTTAGAAATTCCCATGAACGAGGTCTGCGCCAACCAGCCGAAAAATCCCGGCTCCATCACGGTGGGACTGGGATTGATCGAGAGCTGCGCATTTATGTTAGGGATGGCGACCCGCCCGCCCCCGGCTTGCGCAGTCCCGCAACCGGGATCGTTGGCCAGAAAATCCGAGAGATCCGAGGGATCGACTCCTCCGGTCAAAAGGTACTGATAACCCTGGGGCGAAAGCTGGCAGGATTTCTCCGAAGAACTGATCTGCGCGATCTGGCCGGAATCGAAACCGAGATTCGCGAGCGTGGTCATATCTGCGGACGAAGCTTGTCCCAGCCAGCCGAGGGTTCTCGGATTCCAGGCAACTGTCGGTTGCAGATCGTGAAAGCTCACTACGAACCTCCTCCCATCAAGCGAGGGAGAAGCAGAACCGCCGCGCCCGCGAGCGCGATCCAAAGCCACGGACTTCCGCTCGCAAACAGCGAGCTTAAATCGCCACCTACACCCGCACCTCCGGTGATCGAGCTCGGTGGATTAATGGTCAGCGTAATTTTCGCGAACGTGGGAAGTCCGTAAGAATTCGTGGGGATGCCGCCGATATTTAGGGTTCCACCGCCGGCTTCAAGTACCGGGATTACGCCTTGCTTTCCTGGCGCCCCATTGATATCTGGTACAAACCATGTGTTGTACACGCAGCAACCGACTGTGCAACTCTGATTACAAACTCCAGGTTGCGAACTGTTCCATGCGGTACCAGGAGTTCCCACAAATCGCATGAGCTGCTGCTGGGTGACTTGGAGCAACTGTTGGAGTCCGGTGATGGCATCGCTCGTCTGGATCTGTCCCGAGTTGTACGCGGAGACGATCCCTTGGACGGTGTTGTAGAAGCTGGGAATTGCCGCGCCAACCGCTTGATTTTCATTCGTCGCATCCTTCAGTCGTTGTTCGTGCGCGGCCAGGAGCATTCCCACGATCGCCACTGCGGCTCCCACCGCTGCCCCAATCGGGCCGGCGGCGGCCGCCAGCCATGATCCTTGAGTAGCGGCAGAACTGATCACTCCTGTGGTTACGCCCGAGGCAACCGACGAAGTTGACTTGATGACATTGCCCTCAGTCTGACCCAGCCCGCTTGGGCGAAGAGCAAAAGGGAGCGAATATAGGGGATGAAATGGTGTGGCAACATGCGGGACGACTCCGTATGTTCTCATCCCGTATATCATCGGCGCCCCTTGTGACCGAAAAGTAGATAGGCGGCCACTGCCCCGCCCGCGACCAATCCCCAGTTGGGAACGCCCGGAATGATTTCTTGGGTCGGATCAGTAAACCAATTTGTGGTCCCAGGCACGGTCGAGGGAATGCAATTTCCCGACGCATCGAATTGCCCGCTGACACATCCGGCTTGACCGGCCGATGGTGTACCGGATGTGTCTGCGGGAACCGTGGGACTGGGCTGCGGCGGGAGCGAGATGGGGTAAGGGTGCGACCAATCCGACGTGCAGTTGCCGGCGGCATCGCGATACATGCCCGCCGCGCATCCGTCTGCCACCACTGGTGCGGGCTGAGTGCCACCGCTCGGTGGACCCACCGGAATGGTGTTGGGCTGGCAGATCGGCATACACATCGCAGTTGGCGGGCAGCCGGGATCGCTAGTCGCCGTATATCCAGATGGACAATTCCCATTCACCGGATAGGGGCCGGGAGGAAATGCGAGCGGGTTATGCACCGGGGGAGGAGGTTCGTAGGGAATGTAGGGAAGCGTCACCGGAACTGGACCGCCGTAGGGATTGGGTTGCGGACTCACGCGCATCACCGGACGCGCAGCTCCGAGCCGTCCAACCCCAAAGCCACCCACCGGAAATAATCCTCCTGGGACCATCGCGAAACCGGGACTCGCCTTTTCGTGATCGATCCCGGTGATGTTTAACTCTCCCGCCGAATTCGGCCTGGGAACCACTTCTCCCGGTGCGCGATGGAAAGGATCTTGCATCGCGGGATGCATCGAGCCGGTGAGATTCCTGACTCTTCCTCCGCGATAGGCGGGATGAATCGGATTCGCGTCAAGGTTTCCGTGCGCCTGCCCACCACGCGGGCCGCCGGGAATCGACATGCGGAATCCGGGTTGCGCAAAGGGCAGGACTGCACCGTAAGCTCCGAGCCCGTGACTGTGGTTACAGTTAGCGCACCCGCAATTGTGTCCGCACGCCATCAGTTTCGCGTGCCTTGTTCTTGTGGTTCTTTCTTCTCTTTATCCTTCTCTTTATCTTTCTCACCGGGTTTATCGGACGGCTGTCCCGGCTGTCGCGCAGGTTGTCCAGGCTGGTGTGGCCGGGAAGGATCATGCTGTTCGCGAGTCAGTAGCGTCATAAATTCCTTTCAATGGTGTGGCATCAACAAAATTAGAGCGATGCCCCCAATCATTAGTGGCAACAACCAATCTGGTGTAGCCGTCGCCGAGGTTGCGAGCGTCGTGGGATAGCCGGCGCCCGGAATGCCATAGCCCGGTGTGTAAGGAGTGGCGAATGATCCGTAAGGCGAGGTCTGCAAGATTCCCGACTTGGTGCCTTGGCCAGAGGCAATCGCCATCATTTGCGGAGTTTCGGTGAGTCCCTGCGAAATGATCGAACCCCAATCGATACTTCCGTCGCCGTCGTCCTGGCCGAGGGTGCGGTAGCGGATGTACTGGGAATCAACCGGCCAAGCACCAAGCCCGCGCATTCTTCTCATGCCTGAGAGATCCTCGTAAGAATCATCGGTGAGCGACCACGCTCGCCTTCTGTAATACTCCGGCGGATGCACCCCGAATTGGGCGTGCGGGCGAGCCGCGTCCGCAGCAACCCAGTTATTCGAGCCCGGTGGAACTTCGACCTCCGCGTACACGTGAGAAAATTCATCGGGCGCGGACGGTGAAGCTGCGACTGTTACAAGACGACTTGGGTATCCTATGGCGAGTGCGAGCGCACCCATTAAACTTGCACTGTCATCACAGTCGCCTTGACGTGTCTTGAGCACATCGCTCGGCGCCATCACCGCTTCTTTGGTCAGCGGATCTTTAACGAATCTAATATTGGAATGGACCCAATCCCACAGTGCTTCGACTTCCGCTAACTCATCGTGCGAGGCCACTCCGCGCACCAGATTGCGAGCGAAATTCACGAAGGATGAGCTCGCTAGATCCTGATCGATCAGCTTGCGCATGACTGCGATGGTCTGCGCAGTGCCCTGATCACCCTGCGCAAGAGGCGCACGGTATCCCATCATTACCGGCATCCGTCCATCGGAGAAGATCGGCACCGTATTTTCCTAAAAATGCTGACGCGGGTTTCATTGAAGGCAAGGGAGTGATATCCAAAAAAAAGACCCGCGTCAGTTCACAACACATGCATCCATATCGATGAGTGGCACCATATCCGCGCCAATCGGGCAAAGTCAAGGTTAATCACCGACAAAACGTCTTTGACTGGTAAGAGACAAGTAGCGACAAAGTGTTGACCCAAATGTTAAAGTTGGTGCCATGCCGGATATCAATTCCGCCCGAGACAAAGTAGAAGAAACTGTAACTCGTCGCCGGATTATTTCCGCCGAAAAGAGTTCCCCACCGCCGGATTTTTGGGACTACGTGCGCAAATTGCGGGCCGATGAGTGGACGACCCCGGCCGGCACTCCCCTCCACACCGTTTACGTGTATCGAGACAATCCCCCGCCAACAATTCCGCTCGCGAAGTGTCAGACTGCAATGTTTAGCGACGTAAACTGTTTGTGGGCAGATCAGGAAGAAATGGAGATGGCTTTCCTCGCCAAGTACGGTGGAGGAAACTATCGGATGATCCTCAAGAAGGGAAGCGAGCGACTCACCACTGGGCACATGCAAGTTCCCGGCGCTTACAAAAATCTAATGGCTCGCGTGCCGGAAAGTCCCGCCTATCAGCAACAACCGTCACCCTATGGCGCGAATCCGCAGCAACCGCAATACGATCCCACCGCGCATGTCGCGGAAGCTGCCATGCATCACATGGCAAATGCCCCCAACGAAGCGGTGCAGATTGGAATCAGTGCGCTAGCGCAGGCGGCCCAAGTGATCAAGAATTTTCAGCCCCCGCCCCCTTCCGGTGTGGCAGACGATCTGCAAAAAGCTTTTATGAACGCGATGATCGTGCGGCTCACCACTCCCGAGCGAGATCCCATCGAGACGTACACGCGACTGGCTTCTGTGCTGCGGGAATCTTCCGCCGGATCGAACGGAAACGGTGTGGCCGGCAGTGTGATCGACAAAGTTCTGGGCGCGATTGTCGAGCGCGGATTGAATCCCGCACCGTCCGGGCCGGCGACCTCGATGGGCGCGGAGCTGGTCCGCATCTTGCCAAATGTCGGTGCCTATGTGTCGGAAGCGTTCGCGAACTACGCACGCATTGTCGAAGCACAACGCGATGCCATCGCACTACAACGCGGGAGTCAGCCCGGATATATCGTGCAGCCACCACAATCGCCGCGCCCGCCCATGCCGGCGCCCGCGCTTCCTACACCCGAATCGAATGGAGCCGCGATGGAAAACCCAGTTCAGAAATTGATTGAAGAAAAGATCATCGAAATTTATCGGGAACCGCAGTCAGCGGAATCCGCCGCAGAGGAAGCTTTGGATTTCCTCACCCGCTTGGATCGCTCCATCGTGCCGCAGTTGGTCGCCAACGGTGAGAAGGGCTTGATGAATCTGTTTGAGACACGACCACGGTTGAAGCCGGCGCTTGCCAATCCTTCCCGCTTGCAAGAATTCGTTCGCGCATTCCTCCACTATGCCGGCTCCGATGCTGCCGTCGAAGTGAAGCCGAATTAACTGGTGTAGTGAATTCTCCCCTGAGCTCACAAGGGGAAAAAGAGTACGCTCGGAATCTTTCCAACCCTCACCATATTGCAATCCGCAATATTCCCGCCCATGCAAGTCGTTGAAAATAAAGGGACAAGAATTTGTAGTCACGTTTGAATCGTTTTGAGACTGCCATGCATCCAAGTAGGCGAAACACAAAAACCCCTAGCAAGGGAAGGAGAGAACGGAATGAAGATTTCAAGCCAAAACATTCTGAAAGTCTACAAACAGGCGACTCCACAAGAAATTCTAGATGGGATGTCATGGTACGAGAGAGCACACGACTCTGCCGTCGAACTCTCCAATAAACACGGGATGCCGTTGGATGCCGTCGCGGGAGTAATTGCGGCATTGTCTCCACAAACATCGTGGGAAAGAAATCTTTTCGATGCGGACCGCTTACTTGCTGCGTTCGTGCGGTCCGCTAAATCCGCATCGCAGACGAAGATTTCGTCGTACAAATCGAATCGCCGAAAGGCAGTCCGCATAATGAAAGCGAAATCAGGGGAGAATGGGTTCTCTCTTACGACCGGACCAAAGACTTGGAACTTTTACAGAAATATTCTCAACCCTACTAACAACGAATTTTGCACGATAGACAGATTCGCCTATGGGGTTGCAAGCGGCCGAACTCTGAGAACGATTGATGACATCGATTTAACGGCGAAACGATACAGGGACACGGTAAAAGCTTATCAAGATGCAGCCCGGTCCGTTGGAATCTTGCCGCATCAGATGCAAGCTGTTTGCTGGGTTGCAATCCATCGCATTAATCGGGAAAAGTAAAACCGGCGCCGGTCATCCGGCGCCCCCAACACCCCTAGCAGGGGAGGAGATGAAAACATGACGGCAAGTGAATTGAAATATCGGGTTGAACAATCGGGAAATGAACCGTACTTCTTTACACGAAAAACGATGAAGTTTTTCGGAGACACAATGCGCAATTACGGTGTCCGGGATGCTGGGGATTGCTGGGAACTGTATCGCAAGATGCCAGTTAAGCACGGACTTTTCAGTAGCGCATATTTTGACAAAGCGACCTTTAGACAAATCTTTGGTCGCAATTTAGTCGGAAAGTAACACCCCAAAGCAAGGGGAGGAGAGAAAAAATGTCGCACGCATACGAGACATGGAAACAGTACAAGGATTCGGAGAAGCGAGTCGAGGAGATGCAAGATGCGTGTTCGTACTACGCAGTTTCGACGGACCACAAAACGGAGATTCTGTTTTTCGCGGATCTTTCCTCGATTCACTTCCACGAAGGCGGGATAGACATTTTCGATACGCTTGACGACTTGATGGAAAACGTGGAAAAGATGCCCACGCACTTTTGGGCGGATCTGCTACTAGACACTTATCCATCGTTGACACGATTCGATGCATTGATGTCGGAATTAGAACGGTACTAAAACACGGGGGCGCCGGCGCCCCCACAACACCCCTAGCAAGGGGAGGAGAGAAAAAAATGTCAGCATTCATCGTAGAAGACAAGACCATCAACCGGGTAATCACTTACCTAAAAGACGAACGCTCGGAATATATCCGAGAAATCATCAAGGAGGAATTGGGAATCAATCTCCGCACACTAGATGGACAAGAAACACTGGCTCGCGAGATGTTTGCTCTCAATTGTGCGGCAGTCGAAGAAAGGTACGGCAAGGGTGAGGCCGGCGCTTTCCGCAGTCTCAATTATGAGTACAAGAGAGAGATTGCGAACATCTTTACCGTGTTTAAGTGTCTCAAGTGTTGGCAATATCAGTGTAGCGAAGGCGACATCCCGGAAACCAACAAACTATATCAAGTGATGTCCCGAGTCGCCGGTCTGCTGGCGGAATCTATCGTTGATGCTTTGCCGGCATATCAAGCGGCACAAGGGTGGAATTAACTAGCACGCACGGGGGGGGCGTCCGGCGCCCCCCAGGGAGAAAAAATGCTGACACTACAAGATGCAATTTACGGTCTGCGGAATCTCGCGGTAGGTGATGAGGAGGAGGTCCGCATCGAGGATTTTCTAGAGAATATCGAACCGAAGGATTTGAGAATCGCTTGCACGAATCTAGTGAATCAAGACAAGTACGTTGATGCTTACGAGATTGCGATTCTGCCCGTGCTCTCTGGATTCACGCGGGATGAAATCGCCGAGCACACCCGTGAGTGGGTTCGTGAATTTGTGGCGGATCAATTCGGAGATGACGTAGCAGACGAAGCAGAAAACAATGAGGAGGAGACGGAGTTATTTGACGACATCATGTCCGAATACGACCGGCTTTTGCCGGCCGGCAGTCAAGTAGGTCCGAATGATGAGGGCCGTTTAAATCGTCAGCAAGATTATGAGAACGGAAAGCTGGTGCGGATCGAAGGGCATCAAGGCCAGATGTTAGACGTGTCCGGGCGTTGCACGTGCGACGACGACGAAGGCGAGCGATGCCCGGTACACCCAACCCAGGGACGAGAGCACTAGAGTGCTCTCGCCGGCATTGCAGAGCGGTTTCGTCATGCGTTCGTAATTGGACACCATGAGACGAGTCTTGATGGAGTGACGCGGGATGAATTCCTCGTACAAGAAAACCGTGTTCGCACTATCGTGAGGTCGCGAACTCTAGTAGTGTGCAGTGCCGGCGAGAGCATTCAGAAAAACCCCCTAGCAAGGGGAGGAGAGAAACGTGGAAAGCACACCAGACCTTGGCAGTTTCGATTGGATTCTGATCAACACATCGGGCGGGAAAGATTCGAGTGTCGCCGCGTGGTTCGTTGTGAAGCGAGCACGGGAATTGGGAATCCTTGACCGTGTCCGGGCAGTACACGCGACCTTTCCCGAAGAATGGCAAGATGCTGAGAACGTATGCCGGCGCCAGTGCGAACAACTGGGGATTCCGGTGGAGGTCGTCTCCCGTGGCGAGTCGCTACTTGACTACGTCCGTCGCCGGCAGATGTGGCCATCGTCCAAAGCACGGTATTGTACGAGCGATTTTAAACGCGCCCCTATCGACAAAGTAATTACCCATCTCCCGGCGCCGGCCGGCCGCAAGACGAGAGTCCTGAATGTAATGGGACTTCGCTCTCAAGAATCACCTGCCCGCGCTAAGAAAACCCCTTACGAACGCGACAACCGCCGTTCCAATTCCAAGCGCGATGTGTACACGTGGCTGCCGATTTTCGCGTGGTCCGAATCGGATGTGTGGTCCCTGATTCGCGAGGAAAAGATTCCGAGTGGATGCTGTTACGACCTAGGCTTCACCCGGATGTCATGCCGGATCTGCATCTTTGCCAATCGCAACACACTTCTTGCGGCGGCCGAGAAACACCCGGAATTGTTCAAAGCATATGTGGATGTCGAAAAGGAAATCGGGCACACATTCAAGGCAGACCTCGCACTGGGCGATGTCTGGAAAGCACACCAAGACGGCGAGCGAGCCAGTGGCCCGCTCACGTTTAGCAATGCACTATAGAAACCCCGATAGCAGGGGAGGAGGAGAGATGGAAATGGAAAACCATTCAGCATGTCAGAACTGCGCAAAGGTGTGGAGAGATTCGGAATTGAAACCGATTCAAGACCTTTCTCAGAGAGTAGAAGCCGGCGAACCGATGCCGTCCGGCGAATGTCCGGAATGTGGAGCATTGTGTCAGCCCGCGAAACTGCGCTTTCAGGTTCCCAAAATGGCCATCGAATTTTGGGTGGACAAATTCCACGTTTCCACTCCCGATGAAATCGTGCGCGTCAAGATCAGGGAAAAATTCGACGGAGCCACTTGGTACGGAAAGCCACTCACGTTTAGCCAGATGCGCCGGATCGAAAGCTATGCGGTCAAGCGGCACCACAAGAATGTGGATCTGTATGCCTTCGTCATGGGAGGTCACTGAAAATGACGGTCACAACCATTGCCAATGACATGGTGCGCGTCGAGATCCGCAGGGTTTTTCCGCCGTGCAAAAGGCGCCCACGCTACACCGTGTTCGTCTTCGACATCGGCACGAACAAATTTGTAGGGATGCGCTCGTTCACCGAGCTCAAGTCCGCGATGGATTATGCGCGGGAGTGTCTCAAATGAACAAGCCAAAGATGGTGAAGAAAGTTTCCTATGCG